AGTTATCGCTCCAGGTGACTGTGTAGTTATCTTCTAAGTAAATCCATTGTGGAAGGTCACGGATTTGTAAAGCAACTTTATCTTCAGTCCAGTTATTGATTCCTACTAGGATGCCTGAGATTGATGTGTTTTCTTTAGGTTTGTTGTTGATCACTATTGCAATCTTGTCACCAACTTTTAGCCCTGAGATGTCTTTTAGTTTTGGCATTATTTCGCTTTCTTTATTGTTAGGTAAGGCACTCCGCCTGCACGTTGACTGAGTGTAACAACTACTTGCCCATCTATTGTGCCTGATTTAGCCCCATTTAAAGCCCCGATTGTTCGTGACTTCATTTCACGCAGATGTGTTTCAGCTGCATCAAAATCTGTTTGAGCGTTGATAAGTTCTATACCTAGTTGCCCTAGTTCTTCATCCCTTGTTTCGATACCTGGCGAGAGTTTGCGTGCAGTCTCAAAAGTTGACTCACTACCATCCCATTCAGGTTGCACACTATCTAAAACATGTTGACGGAAATTTACGACTCTCTGTAAGATTGCTAAGAATTCGAACTCATCCCACAGCACTTCATACTCTTTGTATCTGCCTGCATTGACTACAGCAAACACTGCACGTTTCAGGTCAAACACCCACATATACCAAAACACTTGAGCCTTATAGTGTTCAGGCACAGCATCCCAATACAAAGCTGTGTGCTTGATTTCAAGGATGTAGACTTCACCATTTTCATCTAAACAAACTGCATCAGGGTTAGCGTGAGCCCAACTATTTGCAGGATGAGCATAAGTGCCTACTTCTTGCACAACATGATCTGTATGTTGCTCTTGATAGAGCTGACGGATTGCCGGTTCAACAAGTTGACCTAAACGCATGGCAGTGTTACCTAGAAAGTCACGTTCAATTTTGCCTGTCTTCTCAGCCCACAAAGTTACTGCAGAAGTAAAAGGGGATAGACCTAGAATTGCGCCTATTTCTGAACCTGAAATGACTCCTACAGTGTTGCGTAGCTCATGCCATTCAGGGCTGTTGTTTTCAAAGTTACCTAAATGTATTGCAGTGTTTAGGATTTTCTGTATTTGGGGGTTTCTCATAACTACACTATAAAGATGACCCCCGACAAATTGACTATAGACAGAATCACTTTAGATTTACATGAAGCAATCATTGATAATGGCGGTGTGGAATGTGAGCAAGTGCCAGACATCTTCTTTCCCGAAGATTTATCTACTCCAGGTCAATCGGCTATGCGTATTATGGCTACACAGACGGCTAGAGAAATCTGTTTAAGATGCCCTGTTATAGCAAAATGTTTGCAGGTGGGGATGTATGAAGATTTTGGTATTTGGGGTGGGGCTACACCTGAACAGCGTAAACGACTGAAACGTAGGTCAGATTAGTCATCTTTGTTGCGTATAGGGTATGTTGCAGCCCAGATAACGATGCTTGCAAGTATGCAATACCCGATAACTGTTTTGGCACTGCCTTCTAACACTATCCAGGCAACAAACATGCCTAGCAAAGTCCATAACTGTCCGAGAATGTCTTTCAGAAAATTCATTAGTTTATCTTTCTTGTTTTAGGTGATCCACTTGAAACACTTGCGCTAGCTGCAGTCATAGCAGTCTGTGTTGATAACTGTGCAATCTGAGTCACAATTACAGCTGATACAAGGGTTTGTTTGGCTTGTTTGCGAACTGTAGGTGTCATGTCTGCCCCAACATTTCCGACAAAGTTTAAAGCATTGATCACTGCAACAGCGGTGTCACCGATAAAAGGAATGTCAGCGATTTCTTCAGGCACAACAATGTCATCTGCTTCAGCTTCATGCATCAGTTCGGTCATCAACGCTTCATGTTGCTCTTGTGGGCTAAGAATTGGGGGATACACGATTTCAGGCTCTACAGGCTCTACAACAGGTTCAGGGGTAGGCTCTGGGTCTGTAGTCGGTTCAGGGGTAGGTGTAGGCTCTACAGGCGTTACAGGGTCTATAACAGGGTCAACAGGGTCAACAGGCACAATAATCTCTGGTTTAGGGGTGTGAATAGTGATTTTCTCTGAAACCGGACTATAAACAACCAAACTGTCGTTATCTGCACGAACCCAAAAGGTCACATCAGTATCTTCAGGCAAACCCGAAATAGTTGCTTCATTGATCAGAGTTGCTACAGCCCAACCAGGATTATCGCCGTAAGTCCATGACACTGCAAAACGTTCAACAGGTGTATCACGCAAATAGTAGCCCCAAGACAGTTTTACTCCGTCAACACTATTTTCTGCTTGCAAATTATAGGGTGCTTCAAGTGTAGGAACATCTGGGGTAGGCGGGTCAACAACATCCTGTGTAAAAGCAGAATCAGGTATCGGCTGTCCATCAACCCACAAAATGTTACAAGCCCCACCACCATACTCATACCACCAAGCATCAAGTCTCATGCTTACACCTGCAGTAGCACCGATTAGAGCTGAACTACCTGAACAGCCCTTTAAAGTCCAGTCATCTATAACTACTTGCCCATCAAGTGTCAGGTAGAAACCATCGTCAGCCCAAGACTGTATAGAAACTAAACCTGTGCGATCTAACGTCAAATAACCGCTGTAATGGATTAACACAAAGTCTGCTTGACATTCGGCAACAACATCGCCACCCACATCAAAGTTCATGTTTGCTACTGAAACAACAGATGTTTGACATAGTTCATAAGGTTGTCTGTCAGGTAACGTCGCAGAATCAAAAGTATAGACTTCAACTTTTAAGCCGTTAGGGTCTGCGTGGGCTACAGTTAGCGGCCAAAATGTGAAACCGAGTATAAAGAAAACTGATGCAAGAAACTTGAGTTTCATTACTTCTTATCTGACTGCTCTTGAGCCTTCTTGATAGCGTCGTTAGCAGATTTAGATACGTCAGCTGCAGTGACTTTACCTGTTGTCGCTATAGCGTAACCAACCCCACCGATAACACCAATCATCAAAGTGCCAAAGCTAACTAACACACCGGTAATCCATGAACCTGTTAGAGCAGCACCAACACCAGCACTGCCACCCAAAATAAACAGAAAGATACCAAAACCACGCCACACAAGTGCAGCCAATACTGAAACAATTTCACCTGTTCTAGCCTTCAAAAACTTCATTATTTACCTTTGTTTGCGATGATGTGTTTCAGCGGGTCAATCAGTTCATCGTAGGCGCATAGGTGAATGTTTGGGTTGCTGTGACTAGCGTTAGCTTTACCCATAGATAAGTGAAGGTGTGCGCCTGTAGAAGCAGAACCAGACTTGTATTTGCCACCGCCTACTTTGCCTAGAACAGTTCCTGCAGTAACTTTTGTGCCTTTGATTAGATCAGACTGTTTAGCCAGGTGAGCATACAAAACCCAGAAACCATCCTTAGTAGATTGCACCAAGAACCAACCAAGCACGTCTGACCATTCATTGACGAAGATTGTGCCGTCAGTGATTGCAGGGATAGGTGACAGTTCTTTAGGTGACCAATCTTGACCTCTGTGTGGCCTGCCGTTGCGGTATGGGGCGAGGTTGCCGAACTCATCGTTGCGAGTAGATGCTGGGAAAGGTTCAATGTATGTTGTCATACCTTGATTTTAGCAAAGACTTATTTACGCTAAATCGTCAATCTGTTGCTGAACAACTACGATAGCGTTCTTGATTATCACTATGTTTGCTGTCAAACGATCTGCTTCTTCACTGTTACCTAACGCTGTTGCAAGTGTTTTAGCTTCTTCGTTATGCCAACCTTCAACATTCAACGCTTCAAGTCGTTGCTGTAATGTTTGTAGCTTGTATTCTGTTGATACATCAAAATCTGACATTTTATGCTGCTCCTAGAGTTGTTATTGTTCCTGAACTTCCACGATACTTTAAAGCACCTGATTCAACATAAAGAATACCACCACCGCTAGGGTTTGTTGTTGGAACTGTTGCAGCGTTAGCAATACCTAAAACACCTGCACCACCGCCGATTGCAGTAGTTGTTGAAAATAATTGTAAGTTTCTGTTAGAAGAAGTTGTCATGGCAGAGAGCCCATCACTTGTTCCCTGAAGGGCAGTTGTTCTAACTGCACCTGATGTAGTAAATGCACCTGTAGATGAGATGCTTGCTAAAGCCGTTCCACCTGAGTTTTGCCATTCCTGCAAGTTAGCAGACTGAGATGTTGCACCCTTAACTGTTAGGGGAATAACTGCTGCTGCACCTGCGATAGATCGTAATCCATTTCCGCCACCTGTAACATCTAAGCCACCTTGTGCAGTTACTTGTTGTCCTGCAACAAATTGGCCATCTGATGCAACTCTTACTACTGTTCCACCTGCCGAAGTCTGCCATTCCTGTAGATTGGCTGACTGACTTGCAGCACCCTTTACAGTCAGAGGAACAACAGTTGATGCACCTGCTGTAGCTTGCATGATATATCTTGAATAGATACCTAGAGCTGAAAGTGTTGTGCCATCACCAGAAAACCATGATTGAGCCACACCTGCACTTGACTGAAGTTCTAAGAGGTTGGCTGACTGACTTGCAACACCCTTGACAGTAGCAACAACTTCAGATGCACCGACAGGAACTACAAATAATGAACCTGTCATGTTCGTTCTACCATATTGCGATACAGCTAAATGAGTTGTGGGAGTTGAGTTTTGAACTCTAAAAATGTCTGTGCTTTGACCTGATGCACCTTGAATAGTTAGAGGAACTGTTGCTGTTGCAGCGTTTGTGATTACATGCCCACCGACAGTAAAAGCGTTTGCAGCGTTTAGCACTGCTCTGTTCGCTAAGTCTGTTGTCAATGATGTTACTTGACTTTGAGCAACTGTCCCTGAAATGTTGACTGCAGTTCCGCTTAGTGTAGCGTATGTTGCTGTGCCTGATGTTGTCGCATAAACAGCTGTCCCTGAAGTTGTTGCAAAAGTTACTGTGCCTGAAGTAAAGTCACTGACCTGACTTCTAGTGATGCTCAGTAGAGTTTGATTGATACCTACGATTGCTGAGCCTGATGTGCCTGTATTTGTTATCGGTGATGTTACAGATACGACACCTGAAGAACCTGTAGCCCCTGTCGCACCTGTAGCACCTGTAGCCCCTGTAGCACCTTGTATTCCTGCAGTGCTTGTAGTGACAGTAACAGGAGTTTCTGTTATAGCGACAGCAACATCTTGCTCTGTGACTGTAACGTTAGTGTTTGATTCAACGACTGTAACAGTGACATCGCTCATCTAGTCACGTTTCCTGAAACAGTAAATCCGCCTTCAAGAAGCCTGGTCACAACACTTGCACCCGAAATAATCTCTAAATCGTATGCGTAAGATCCTGCATCAACGGCACTAGATTGTGCTGAAGTTATAGCGACAGCAATAGTTCCCGCTGTGCCACCCAAAGTTATCCCTGTGCCCGATGTTAAAGATAACAGGTATGCTGTTGAATCGGCTGCTTCACGAACCTGCATACGAGATGTGTAACCAGTCAAGTTCAAAGCAGTTCCGCCTTGTGTGATAGTAAAAGTTCTATCCCAATCTGCGCCCTGATATGCGGTGATGTTGTATGTGCCTGGATTTATCATTGACCTAATCCTTTACTAATCCAAAAAACTATGACCGAAGTCAAAACAGCTGTAATGACGGCAGGAATCCAAGCGTTCCTGTTCATCTGCTTCTCTAAGTCACGAATACGATTCTCATGATCGCGACTAGCATCCAATATCTGAATACTGTTTGCTTTTAGAATTTCTATGTCACGAACAATCTGCAACAGTAAAGCCTGATTTGTAGGTTGTTTAGGTTGCTCAGTCATCAGCGGTCATCTCCACACCACAAACGCCACAATACAAAGACACATTCTCAGGATGAGCAGAATGTTTCACATCCTTCTCACTACAACCCACAGTCACACAACTAAACATGTTTTACCCCTTATCCTGCAGCCGTAGAACTAGACCACTGTGTTGCCTGACCATAAATAACTACTGTTGCAGCTGACGAAGCGTTACCGTTATTGCTCAAACCGATAGTTACAGTTCCAGAGTTCACACTATAAACATAGGCAGTCAAATACCGGTCATTGCAAGACACAGTCACAATAGGTGCAACACTAAACCTTGACGCTGTAAAAGGGATAGCGACAAGAGCTGTAGCGTTAGCAGCAATAGCCCCAGAAGTGTAGGTACTTGTAAAAGGCATAACACTGTAAGGCAGTTTAGTGAAGTTGCTGTTCAAATCAGCAGCCGTCAAGACATCACCGATAGACCAAGATTTTGTTGCAGACATTTGTTCTCCTAAACTCCTATTTTACTAGCCTAAAGTATCTGTATCTAAAATAGACAGAAACGTTGAATCAAGCCTTATCGGTAAATTATCTAAACTAGACACAGTAAAAGTAATGTGATCTCTTTCAGTGTCAGTGTTGCTGTTTATAGCAAGAATTTGATAATACTTATCAACTACCGAACCTGTTGCAGATGGCTGAAAATAGACTCTAATAACATCTCTAAGCTCTAAACCTAAAACACTTGTTTGTTGCCCTGCCGTCAACGCTTCCAAAGCGACAGTTATAGCTGAAGCACGATACTCAGGCAACCTAAATTCACCTAGCAAACCTGCAGCAATACGAGCAGGCGCAACCATGCTAGAAGTCAAATTATCGGTTTGAGCATAAGATTTAGCCCCATACCTTGTCTGCCCTGCAGTATCAACAGTCAAAGCGGTAGCGTTCACACCAACAACCTGCACCTGATTGTATAGTTGCTCCCCACCATAAGCGACATCTAACTCTGTGAAAGGGATACCTGTGCCGTTAGCATACGCTGTGCCTTGACTATTAGCGTCAGCAAAAACAAGGATTGTAGGTGCTGTAGCAGTAGCAGCAGTAGAAATAGTCATGCCAGAGCTAGAAGCGTAAGCGTCACCTAACCAGGCGACATCGTATCTGTTTGTTGCATCAGAAGTGTAAGGGTTATATGTGCCATCAAAATAGTTGACCCAAGCAGTTCCACGTTCAATCTGCAAGCCGTTAGCATAAAACTGATCTGCGCTAGTCGTGCCGTTAGTGAAAATTAGAAGCGATACACCTGCAGGCACACCTGAAGCGATAGTTACAGTGCCAGAAAGTTGACTATAAGCGGCCGTTCCAATACTTCTAGTTGAAATAGAATATCCAAGACTTGCACCAGAAGCATCGTAAACAATGAAGTCACCTTCAACAGTGACCGCACCTGAAGCAGCCTTAAACCAGCCTGACCAAACGTAAGCTGTAGCGTTAGAGTCAGGATTATATTTGTCAACATTAGTTTCAATGTAAGTCATTTGAGTTGCTAAAGCTCTAACGTCAATTGTAGATTTATTAGGTGTCCCACCATAAGGCGGGTTAGTGTTTGTAGGGGCAGGGTCATAGCCGTCAGCCCAACCATTGTCAGCACTAGCTGTTGCTGTGCCAGGATACTTTATAAGATTCTGTCTAGTCGTATTAGTCCATGAATAGTTTGTGAAACTACGATCCTTGAAAGTCAAAACGGCTGAAGCATTACTGAAAAAATCGCCTGGCTCAGTCCTAGCAAGATTCTGCAAATAAGACAAAACATTATCTCCAGCATTATTGACATCCGCACCAACAGGGGTTTGAGTTGACTCAATCTTGCTGTATTCGCTAGCACCAAAATTGTTGTAGTTCAAAACCCTTTTCATGCGGTCAGAAGTTGACTCAACAACATACTGTGTGCCACCAGTAAAGTTTTGGCTAGAAGCCTTAAACAACTTATCTAAAGCAGTAAGAGTTGCCTGCCCATCAAAGCCAGCCTGCCCATAACTTAAATCCCATGACTGCACAACACCTGTAAAACGTCTAACACCTGCAGTCGTAACAGTCACTTTCGCACCAGGTTGAACCATCGTATAGCCACCCACCACATACCAAAGAATAGAAGAAGTGTTTAGCGGGTCAAAAGTTCGGTCATTATTAGTAAAAGTGATAGAAAGTGTGCCTGCACTATAGTCATCAAGCTGACGAGAAATACCCTTATTGATACTCAAACTATTGACATAAGAAGTTATGTCAACATCACCGCTAGATCCAAACTGCAGCGAAACAACATAAGGAGAAGGTAAAGACATTTAGGGTTTCACCGAAGTAGACCAAGCACCTGGTAAGCCACCATTTTGTTTAATGTATTTACTTACAGCATCAACAACGGCTTTAGGGTCAGCATTTTGCACGTTAATAGTTACATTTGTTTGAGCATTTTTTTGTGCTTGTTTCGCTTTTGCCTGATTTATAGCACTTTGTCTAAAAGTCAAACCTGTGGCAGGGTTTATATCTTCCGATATATTTCCACCCATACCTGTGCCAACCATAGGTAAAATCTTGAGAAAAGATAAAGTCTTGATTCCAGCCATTCCTGTAAATAAGGAAGTTCCTTTAGTGACAGCAGCACCGCCACCAACAACAGCAGGAACATTTCCGACTCCACCACCTGTAGGTAGAGCATTTTTACCTTGAATAATTGTCATTGCTGTGATTAAAGACTGAATTGCTTTACCTGCTGAAGCAAGCATCATGATGCCTTTTAGGACAAGTAAAGCAGGCAACATTTTGACAAGCTGTGTAGCAATATTGCCAAAACCTTTCATAGCATCACCATTACCAAACAAAGCAAAAAACTCTTTCACCCCACCAATAGTTTGAGCAACAGCATCCTTAACCTGCAGAAACATTGCACCTGCTTCAGTTTTAGGGTTAGACACATCTTCAAGAAACTTAGAAACCTGATCTATAGCACCGCCAGGCTTCATCATCGTGTCAATGAAATCAACAAGATAAGGCAAAATAACCATACCCAGTTTCTCTTTAAGATTATCCATAGCAACATTGAACTTTGCAAAAGGGTCAGCCTGTTGAGCTGCAGCACCCTCAACTTCTTTAGTCAAATCAGCCAAAGCATTTTTAGACTTCTTCAATTCAGGGAACATGCGAATAAGAGATGTCGTATTTCCGTTGTAGGCCTTCGCTAACGCTGTTGCCACAGTATCTAAACTTTTACCCGAAACTTTTGAAGCATCTAAAGCAAGTTTTAGAAGTTGCTGTGACTTAGCTGTTGAACCTGTAGCACGAGCAAGACGAGCCTGAGCAGGGCGCAAATCGTCATCAACAATACCCACCTGAGTAGATAAGGTGTCTATGAATTTATTGTTAGCAGCAATCTGACTATTAGTAGCGTTAGCGTTCTTCTTCAACTGATTGTTTAGAAGTTGCATACTCTTCTGATCGGCTGAAGCAGCCTTAGCAGCGTCAAGAAGGGTGTCAGCAACCTGTTTTAGCCCTAAACCGATACCAATACCAGCAAGAGTCTTTTTCAACCCCCCAAAGCCATGCTGTGCCTTCTTGATACCAGAATCATCAAACTTAGAGAGAATACTTGCAATCAGTGACATAACTAAATCTTCCTAGAAACTTTGGCGGAGTAACGCTCCCAAACCAATTTTATCTGACGTTCAACATCAGGCAGAGTTTTATTTGCTTCCTTATAAAAGAAGTTATACAACCCTGAAGATCTAACCTTGCTGATAAGTTTCTGACCTTGACCATTATTTCTGTGCCTACGAGTTGTGCCATTCCAAGAATATTCTTTAGTAACACCATATCTAGGAGAACCTGACCCCTTACCTGCAGTGCCAGATAAAGCAACCATAGGATTACGAACCCACACCTTAAACAAGCTATTTGTTGTCCTATAACCCTTCGCCCTACCTGTGCTAAAACTTGATGTCACATTATCTGGGGCTACTCTTGACCCGCCCTTCTTCCAAGTCCCATAATCCCAACTCAACCTGCCCTGACCTTCAGAATGACCTGCACTACCAAAAGGGCTAATAGTAGGAATAATGTCTTTGATGCTTTTTTCCATAGGGCGAGAAATCTTTTTGATCTCTGCAACCATTTGCTTCTTCAAACCAGGTTCAAGCTGATTCAACGCCTTGACTACGGCTTTAGCATCTAAAACAATATCGGCATCAAGTGCCTGAGCTTGTTTCCTACGAACAAAACTACCCATTAGTGTTCCTTTGATGTTGAAGAGCAAAGAGCATCGTGTTTAGCATGCGATCAGATTCTTGCATTAGAACTGATGGTGCTATCCCTGTTGCGACACTCAGGTTTGCTATCAACCAATG